ATCCTTACATTTTACACCAATAATTGCTCCATCACAATTATTATCTAAAATTTTTATACTTTCTTCTATATATTTATCTTTTAGAAAAGGTCTTGCTGCATCTTGGATTATTACAATATCTGTATCTTCTATTTTTTTAATAGCATTATAGATAGAATACTGTCTTTCGCTTCCACCTTCAACTATATATTTGACTTTTGAAAATAAATTTTCAGAAAAACACCGTCCTACAATCCTACAATCCTACAAATTGTTTTTCTTTTCAAACCTATAATATACATATATACCTATAAATCAAATAGTTATATTATTATTATAGGAAATAGGATTTAATTGTTTATTTGTAGGATTGTAGGACGTTGTAGGAAATAGGATTTTTCGTGTTTTTCTCTGTTTTGGATTCGTCGTCCTACAAAATATGTGTTTTTGTAGGATTGTAGGATGAAAAAAGAGAGTGAAATAATAAAACTTTTGAGTGATAAAATTTTGTTATCTCATTGATAATCTGTAACTTTGCGTTAATTAAGTCTAATTTTGTAGGAATGTAGGACGGTAGGACGCCTAAAAACTAAAAAAGGATATGGAGAAAAAAAAATGGTCTGCGAAACGAGTTGTCACAATTCAAATTGAACAGTACCTTGCAGAATATATAAGTGCAAAATATTGTAAAGACACAGTTACTGGTGGTGTCAAGATTCCAAGCACCACAGATCTATACTTCTGCGTATGGGAGAATATGACCAAGCAACGCAGCAATCAACCTGATGTTGTAAATGGCAACCTCCGTATTCACCTACCTCAACGTAAGGCTGGTGTTATCGCCAGCCCTTGGAAAGATCCTGCTTATTACAATTACCTATCTCCAGCAGCAGCTAAGGAAATAGAAGCTCAGATACGAAGGATGTTCAATTTCGAACTCCATCGTATTCTGTTGGAGAATGAAGAGTTCGGTCGACAGAAGAGAAACCTCGATGTTATCTATGACTTCATTCGTAGCTATCAATTGAAGTCTATATCTTCAGATGCATTATTGAAGAATTACTACCGCTTCCGAAACCGACTTAGACCCAAGAAGGTTCGTAAGTATCAAAAAGTTGCATGTATTTAATATTTTTTAATACATGCCAAACTATCGTTTTTGTCACTCAAATGTTTTATGATATGTTAGAATTTTTAAACACCGTACAAGTGAGACTTGTAAATCCAAATAGAGAAGGAAAGAAGAAAGTGTATGATTTCGTTGCCGATACCTTCACGTATATACCACAACTTACTGACAATGAAGCTGGTAATTATTGGAACTGCGATAAAACCATAGTTATAGACTTACCCGACGAAGGAACTCGCAGGACCTTCGCAATAGAGAGAAGTGCTATCGTTACAATCAAGACATCTGATAGGAAAACTCATAACATCGGAACGTCAGATATTCCTGCTCGAGTTCAGATATCTTCAAATTTGAACTCTGCAAACCTCGTAATCAAGTGTAAAATGCTCACAGACCCCCTTCTGTAGGTCTTTTGCCTACACCTTATTATATAGTAAATTCGCATCAAAAAGAATATTGATGAAAGAATTACAGTCTCTACTTGTCTCAGGGAAGCCTCTATTCATAACTATTGACGGATTTCGACAGGCTATGTTAACAGCCTTTCCGCTCAGTGGTAAAGCACCAGATAAACCTGAGGTAAACTCATCGTTCAGCATGACGAAAGATGAAATGCTTGCTTACCTTAACACCCATAGTTGGTATCAGCTCGAGTCACATCTTGCTCTCTTGGATATTCAGAAGATAACGAATCAAGAAAACACCGCTCCTATTACACTTACTGATGAGTTCAGTGATGAGCAACTGCCTGATAACAGTATTGCTTATCATCGTGTATTCGGTACCGTGATGTCTGATTCGTATTATTACTTCTCAAGTAAGCAGTTGCAATCAGACCTGCTTGCAGCTGAAGCTAATCCACAAATCTCTTGTCACTTCCTTCACATCAATTCACCAGGTGGTGAAGCGTGGTACCTCGACCGCTTGAGCGAAACACTACGCAGTTGCGAGAAACCTATCCTTACATTCTATGAACAGATGTGTTGCTCAGCTGGATATTACATCGGATGCCACGGTCAGCGTATATACGCACTGACCCAGAATGACTATGTAGGTTGTATCGGAACGATGTGCAGCTTCTACGATTTTGAAGAATACTTTGCGAAGCTCGGTATTAAGAAGGTGGAAGCAAAAGCAACTAAGTCTGACTTGAAGAACAAAGTCTTCGATGATCTTCGTCAAGGTAAGGATGAGCAATTTGTGAAAGACATCCTCGACCCAATGAATGCACAGTTCTTATCAGAGGTTCGTTCACAGCGTAGTAAACTTGCTGACCTTCCTGACGATACTCCTGTCTTGCGTGGTGAAACCTTCTACACTCCTCAGGCTGTGGAACTCGGTCTGACAGATGGTAGCAAGACGATGGTAGAAGCTATCGTTGAAACTGCTACGATGGGTCGTGAATATACTGAGGCAAAGAAACTTAAAACTGCCGTTTACAACATATAAATGTATCATTTTAATTTTTAGTTATTTATGAGTTTAAAAGAAAAACTTACAAGTGTCATCGAATTCCTTGGATTTAAGCAGAAATTCGAAGACAAAAGTCTGTCACAGGATGAGTTCAACTCAATCGTAGCAGAGTATCAGAAGAAGTACCAGAGTACGCTTGCTGATGACATTGCTTCTGAACAAGCTGCACAGAAGACAGCTCAACAGGCGGATGAGTTTCAGAAGATGCTGAACACCATTCAGTCTGTTCTGAATGGTGGTGAGCCTTCAGCATCAGCTGATGATAATGGTGGTCAGCAGCCTACACAGCAAGGCAACGCAACTCTTGAGGGTATCCTTGAGGGTATTAAGGGTATGCGTGCTGATATTCAGGCGATGGGTTCAAACCCTGCACCTGATGTTCCTGCGCAAACAGTGAATGCTGTTCCTCTAAGTGTTAATGGTTTCGCTAATACAGCTGATTATCTCTTCGGTGTTGAACATCCTTTCTTCTCAATGAAGAATCGTTGGAATCAGATTGCAGCTAACCCACGTGCAGCAGCAGCTCTGCCAGAGGTTGACGAGCAAGTAGATGGTGCTGCCTTCTATAAGGAGGTTCGCAATTATGCTAATTCACTCAAGCACCGCTATCAGTACCTTCAGCAGAACAAGATGCTTGATGCAGCTGCACTTGCAAAGGGTACTTACGCTACTAACTACGATGGCGTAGACAATGCTGGTCTTGGCGATCAGTTCGTTGTACTTCGTCAGGATGCACTCATCGCTCGTGTTCTACAGGTACGTGACCTTACTCAATTTTTCCCTGTCGCTTACGGCTACCAAGACCGTGGACTCGTATTCAACGCCTTCTTCGATGAGGTTTCACAGGCTTACCAGTCTGGTGAGGTCTTCAAGGGCGGTATGAAGATTGAGAACCACTATGGTTACGTTGACGACGCTATGATTAAGATGGAATGGGGTCCAATGAAAGAAATCGAGCGTAAGTACATCGGTTATCTCAACAAGGAAGGCTCTGACCCTATCAAGTGGTCTATGATTGAGTATCAGTTGCTCAATACCCTCCGTGCTGCACAGGTTGAGCAGAACAAACGCCGTATGCGTGGTATCTACGTGAAGCCTGATAAGGGTGTTGCAGGTAGCTACCTCAATGCTGCTACTGGTGTTCTCTACACCTTGCTGCGTTATGTTCATCAGTACGACATCAAGCCACACGATGATGGTACATACCGCACCTATACACAGGCAAGTTTCCTCGCTTCTGTTCAAGAGTTCATTGCTGACGTTCGTGCCTCTATCACAGAGGACATGGACCTCGACAACCACTTCATTTACTTGAATAAGAACCATCAGGCATGGTGGATTAAGAACGTTCGTTCTACCTATGGTAAGGACACAGACTTCGCTGGACCTATGGGTGCATTGAGCGTGGTACCAGACACTACGATGCGCATCATTTGGTTGCCTTATCTCGGTCAGACTCCATTCATGATGCTTCACGAACCAGGTAATATTCAGTTCCTTGAGTTTGTACCAGGTGAGATGCTCTCTGTGAAGATGCAGGAAAGCATGGAGCAGGTCCGTGCTTGGAGTACATGGAAAGAGGGAACTTCTGCTTCATTCACAGGTCGTCGCTTCTCAACTAAGGATGAGATGGATAAGAATAACTACGAGTGGCAGCAGATCTTCATCAACCTCTTTGCAGCAACTATCACCGATAAGGTTGACGGTAATAACGGCTTCTGGCAGATTACCGACAGCACAACAACACTGACAACTATCACCGACATCGAGAATGCAAAGGCTGGTGTAGCTTACTGCATCGAGTGCGGTGATAAAACAAAGTTGCCAAAGATTACCAATAGTGGTAAGTTCGATAGCATCAC